TAGGTATCTAATAGACTGGAGAAAAACAAGAAAAATTATTAGACATCTACAATCTCTTGATGATAGGACACTTAAAGACATTGGCGTAGAGCGTTATGCTATTTCTAAACTTGCATATACAAAGGTTCAAAAAGATAGAAATGAAAAACAGTTAGAATTGGATTTAAAGTAATGGTTCATGTAGAATTATCACCAACTGAAATGCACATAGCCAATGCTATATCTAAAGGCATACAAGATTTTTATGGAAACTCTAAAAACAAAAGAGCCATAGACACAAGCCTAACTCAGGAATATAGAACAAATGAAATGGTATATTCTGAAATGTGTGTATCTAAGTATTTAAATTTATATCCTTTCAGTACTTTTGTTTTTGATAAGGTATCTCTGGATGATGGTACAGATTTAGGTGATATAAAATATTGTGGTAAAACAATAGATATTAAAAGTACAAGACATAAAAATGGAAGGATGGTTGTACCCTATAAAAACGATAACATAGATGTTTATATTTTAACCATTGGTGAAAAAGGAAGTTACAATATTATAGGCGGTATGTATGCTAAAGATTTAATTGTACCTGAAAGATATATTCTTCCACCTAACTTTAAAAAGAAATCTTATGTCGCACAGCAGAGTGAACTTATACCTATTGAAAAACTTTTGCTTGACATCCGAAATAAAAAGGAGTAAAATATAATTATGTTTAGTAAAAAAAGACCAACAATTTATATTGGGTTTGATCCAAAAGAGGAGAATGCTTATGAGATCTTACGCCACTCAATTATGTTATACAATAAAAAGTATGACATTATACCTATTATGCAATCTGCATTACGTAGAGCAGGTCTGTATAGGCGGTCTGCTAGGCTTGATAGCATTGACGGCAACCGTGTAATGGTTGATGTGTTTGATGGTAGACCATTCAGCACAGAGTTTACCTTCACACGTTTTCTTATTCCTGCTCTGAATCAGTATGATGGACTTGCATTGTTTATGGACAGTGATATGTTTGTTAGATCTGATATTGGAGAAATCTTTGAAGAGTATGGACGCAATGAACAGTATGCAGTACAGTGTGTAAAGCATAACTACAATCCTGATACAGGATTAAAAATGGATGGACAGATCCAACAGAAATATAACAGAAAGAACTGGTCAAGTTTTGTGCTGTGGAATTGTTCTCACCCATCTAATCTAAACCTAACTGTTGACGATGTAAATACAAAATCAGGATCATGGTTACATGGATTTAGTTGGTTAGAGGATGAGGAAATAGGCGGTATCAAAGAAGAATGGAACTGGTTAGATGGCTGGTCACCTGAACATGTAAATCCTAAAAATGTCCACTTTACTACAGGTGGTCCTTGGTTTACTGACTGGCAACCTAAACGACAATCAGATGCAGACTATGCAGGTGAGTGGCAGACTATGCATTCAAAAGTTTTTATGGATAAAGTAATGGGAGATATATTTTAATGTATACATTCGTAACATCCTTTAGCGAAAGTGGTTATCATGAGTATGCTAAAACTATGCTTGAAAGTGTAGTAGATAAGTGGAATCCAAAACATTTTAAACTTGTGGCATACTATCATGACTTTGATATTGATAGTCTTAATCCACCGCAGAGTGACGCTATTGAATATCGAAACCTAAATGATGTTACAGAGATGCTTCAGTATCGTGAACGTATGAAGAAGCATGACGGTACTGAAGGTGGTCAGATGCAGTACAACTGGCGGCTTGATGCTATCAAGTGGTGTCATAAGGTTTATGCAATGACTGAACTTGCATTTGAAATGATGGAAGATGTTTATGACGAAAGTAATTGGTTAATCTGGCTTGATGCAGATACAGTTACACATAAACTTTTGAAGAAGCATAGTGTAAAAAGATGGTTACCAGATCAGGTTGATCTTGTACATCTTGGACGTAAGGATGTAGACTATAGCGAAACTAGTTTTATGGGTTTCAACCTTTCACAGCACAACACATGTAGTCTTCTTGCTGATTTACGTGGTGCTTATACTATAGGTGAAACTGTTGCTTATCGTGAATGGCATGATGGATTTATCTTTGAACGTCTTCTAAACATTTATAAGGCACATGGTATGCTTGTGCATAATCTATCTGAACATGCTGCAGGATTAAAAGCATTTGATCAATCGCTTCTTGCAGAATACTTTACACACTTTAAAGGTAATCTAAAAAAGAAAGCTAATAGTATGGAAGTAGCACCTGATATAAAAGGTCCAAGACGTTATAAACAATTAGCAGATATGGTAAAATTTTATAAACCTACTAAGATTGTTGAGACTGGTACATGGAATGGTGGACGTGCTATTGAGATGGCTCTTGCTGCTTTTGAACATACTGATCATGTACATTACATTGGCTTTGATCTATTTGAGGAAGCTACAGAAGAGTCTGATAAATATGAAATGAATACCAAGGCACACAACATGTTAGAAGCTGTTGATAAAAGGCTTGGTAATTTTTCTGCAGCAATGCAAAAAACAAATAAAATATTTACTTTTGAATTATACAAAGGTGATACAAAGAAAACCTTGAAGGAATGTGAAGGAATTAAAGATGCAGACTTTGCATATATTGATGGCGGTCATTCATATGAAACAGTAAAGAATGATTATGACTTACTAAAGCATATTCCTGTTACTGTTCTTGATGATTATTTTTCAAAGGATGCTGCTGGTAATCTTCCTCATGAAGATAATTTAGGAGTAAACAAACTAGTGAAGGAGATTGAAGCCTATGCAAAGGTGGTACTGCCTAGTTCTGACGGTGTTCTTGGTGGTGGCATTACACATCTTTGTTTTGTAGCCAACAAGAAAGGTGTAGAAAAATTACCAGATGATTTAACACGTGTACCTATTGTTGTTACACCAAGAGATTCACGTCCTAAAGAAGAGATCATTAATAATGTAAAAGAAAATAAAAAACTTATTAAAGATTTTGACTGGATTCAAACAAGCAAGATTAATAATGAGACAGCAATTATTGTTTCTGGTGGTCACTCAATAGACTTTGATCTATTAAAAGAACGAATCAAAGCAACAAATAATAAAGTATTCTGTGTTAAACACAGTTATCCTAAGTTACTTGAGCATGGTATTCAACCATTCTCATGTGTCATTCTAGATCCTAGACCTATTGATGGCACAAGTACACATGGTGTATTACGTAAGGATCTGTTTAAAAAAATAGACAAAGAAACTATATTCCTTGTAGCATCTATGACAGACCCATCAGTTACTAATCATCTTCTTAAAAAGAAAGCAAAAGTAAAGGGATGGCAAGCATACTCAGATGCTTTACGTGATATGAATATAAAAGATAAAGTTGTAGTTGATAAAGAAACTGGTATTGAAGAAGGCTCAACACTTATTACTGGTGGTACATGTGCAGCAATGAGAACTATTGCTATTGCTCATACACTAGGGTTTAGAAACTTTGAACTGTTTGGTTTTGATTGTTCTATTGAAGGTGATATGACAGAAGAAAAGAAAAAACAATCTACCGATACAGAGCCAAATAAAAATAAATACATGCAGGTAGAGATTGATGGTCAAAAGTTTTGGACTACTGGTGAACTACTTGCCATGGCACAGGACTGCGAAAAGTTATTTGATAACATGGAAATGGACATGGGTATAACATTCCACGGTGACGACACATTATGTTCTGCTGTATGGCAAGGATCTAAACGTGGAAAAGAAAAACATTACACGGAGTTGTTAGTTGCCTAAATTAGATAAAGAAAGAAAAGAACAGTTCTGTCAAAACTATATCCTGCATCGTAATGCTACAAAGGCAGCGAAGGATGCAGGATATAAAGAAGCGTCTGCATACAATCAGGGATATAGGCTTTTAAAAGAACCTGAAGTTCAAGAACGTATTGAAGAACTTGCTAATGAAATATCAACAGACATTGATGTTATCTCTGAGATTGAAAAGCAGTATGAAACAGCACGTAATGCAGGACATGGTACTACTGCACTTAAAGCACTAGAACTTCTGTCACGTGTACGTGGTAATAATTCTGATAGTGAAGATATATCTGAAGATTCTCTTGAGTTAGAGATAACAAAATTAATGAATGTGGTAGGCTTTGATAAGATGTTTAGTCTAATGGAACAAGCATTCCCTGCTGAGTTTATACCTGATCCATTAGACGAACCTGAAGACTTTGACGAGTTAAGTCCATATGATGAATTACTTTTTACCGAAGAATTTAGTAGCACTACGGACACCGAAACTAGCAGCGACAATGACACCTAGTGTATACTGATACCATTCAGGCATTGTTGCTAATGCTTCAAAGCCATCTGATACAACGCCCCTTCCCCAATCACCACAGAAACTAAGGACAAGCGGCACAGAAAAAATAATAGTAAGCCACTCATCTTTCCAGCTAGATGCAGAAGCATCAGCCATCTTTAGATCCCAATCAATCTCACCAGTAGCTTTCTTCTGCATAACAGTTGCTTCTGCTTTGGCAGTTGCAACAGCTACTTCATTCTTAGCTTTTTGTTTTTCTACTTTTCCATTTAGCCAAGTACCTGCTAAATCTGCAATTGGTCCTACTAATGCAGTCCACATAATCATGCCCCTTCACTACATAACTATAAACTATACCAATCATACTGGTGGTATTTCATTCTTAACTAATATACCCTGCCACGTTGCAGATATAGGATTGTTATTACTTCCTACACTAATACCACGAACTTCAAGTCTGTTTTTTCTGGAATACGTAATGGATATTCAAACTTAAAAATGTAAGTATTAGATTGTAATACAACTCTTGTTTGTTCACGAAATACATTTGTTCCAAAGTCACGTTGTAAAAACCTAACCTGACAATATGAGTTTGCCTGTGAAATAGCAGCTGTAAAGTTAATATCATCTAAGTAAAGAGTATATCCTGCAGGTACTGTATATACAGCCATTTCTGTTTGTCCTGCCCCTAAAAGAATAGAAGCATAGACAGTACCAGTAGGTACACCTTCAGTTTCTCCTGTATTGGCAAGATAAATAGTTCCTGCTGCTGCCCCGCCTGAACCAGCAAGTGTAACATACATACGGTACACACGTAACCAAGATGTTTGAGTAATCTTTTGCGTCTGTCCTGTAAGAGTAATGTCTTCTTCTACTTCATTATAATCAGCATCAAGACCAATAATCTTTACAGAGTTAGCACCTGTTCCACCATCAGTATCTGCTGTGCTGCTAGAACTTACATACAATTGAGCAGCAGAAGTAGGCCAAGTATATATGCCTCCCTGTGACCAAATAGTTTCTTCTGTTCCATTAATATCTGCATTATATCCAAACTTATATAATGCTTCGTGAAAAGTAATTTGATTACGAGATACTTGTAAATGAAAAGGCTCATGCTTTCCTGTACGTGTAATTGAACTAGGCGTACCCATTTAAAAACTCCCTGTCTTCATTGTCTCGCTTAATTTAATTGATCGCATACCTACTTGAGAAGCCCATCTGGAATCTAACATTTCTTCTGCTGCTAAATCAAATCGTTTTTCATGGACAGCATTCCACATTTTAACAAACTTTTTAAGTCTTGGTACACCCATATTAAATGCCATATCCATAAGCACAAGTTGACGTACTTCATCCAGATCTTTTATACAAGGATGTGCATTACATAATTCTTTTTCAACAATCTCTACATCATTGTTTGCTAGTAACATTGCATCAGCTTCTGTTATACCATACTCATAGATATGTTCTATGTTTGGAATGTTCATATCTTTTAATTCTATAGGACTAATACCACGATCTTCTAAATTTCTACCAATACCAATGGTATCAATACCAAGTGAATCTTTATACACTTGTAACACTAGACCTTCATGTTTAATTAATTTTTCTATAAAGTGTTGTCTATCATATTTCATTTCTTATTTTCTCCACCCATCCATATCCCAAACGCACCTGTCATAGCACCCATCACAACGCTTACAAAGGCTGACTGTGCAGCTGTTGGGTCTTCCAATTTCATAAACCACTCGGCACAACGCCAACTCATCAGAGTCATAATTACCATCATTAAACGTGGAAGTATCTTCCATTTTAATATTTGTTCTGCTGACATTAAGCACCTATTGGCTTAAACATTTCTAAGCCAGAGATACGTAAAGGTTTAATACGACTTTTAGAATCTACCTTCTTACCAGTTTTTATATCAATTACTGTGCCGTCCTGTAAATATAATAGTCCTTTTTCTTTATCATATCTTGAACCAATTGGACTTGCAGATTCCTGAATAATATCAGTTATTGCTGATGGTTGAGTAGCAGTACCTACACCCATTGTGTAATAATCTTTCATAGCCTGTGTCAACGGTGTATCTTCTTCTTCTTTAACAGGTGCAACAGATACAGGAGCAGTAATAGTCTGTAAAGGATCACGACCACCCTCTCCTTCTGGTNGGTTCATTNCTGCGCCTTTACCAAATCCTGTATATACAGTTGGTGTAAATCCTAATGCTTTTGCTAATACACCTAATACACCTGGAGGAGTTCCTTCATGATAAAATCCAGTTACTCTTCCTTTAGGACCTAATTCAATTTCACTTATACCTTCTCCTGTAATATTACCTTCTTCATCTTCAGTATAAAGACTTTTCATATAAAAAGGAAGATCTTCATATTGCTGCTTAGTAATACCACCCATAGGTCTACCGCCTTGTCCGGGAACTTGGCTAGACAAATCATAACCTAAAGTTTCCATAGCAGTTTTACCAGTACCTTCATAAGGATCACGCTCATCATCCATTCCCATAGGACTACTTTGACCGACACTTTTTTCAGGACCACGTTCATTAGCTCTGCCATCAAAACCACCAGCATCGCTATCACCAGCCTGACTACTAAAACCACCAATATTTCCAGCAACATAAGCAGGAATACCCATAGGACCTTTCTTACCTGAACCACCAAGTTCTTTTAATACTTTACCTTCTTGCGGTGTAATCCATGCAAGCATATGCAACTGACCTTCAATGTCAATTGTACGTGGTGCTTTTACCATGTCTTTAAGTGTACCTTTTTTCTTCTTAGTCATTTGGATCTATCCTTGAGTTAAATAATTGTTGATATATATTATTAATTTGATCAGTTGGAACGTCTGCAAGCGGTCCTTGAAATGTTTCTCTAGGTTTTAATTGAGAAGGCATAAAAACATTTTGATCAGCAGAATAAATTAGTTCTAATTCACTAGGTTGTAATGATCTTTTCTTTCCACCTAATGTAATATCCTGCGTTAGTCCTTCAATAGAATAACCCATATCTTTATATAATTGTAGCACACCACGAAGATTTTTAAAACCTTCAAGCCTTTCCTTCTGTGCATTCTTGTATTCTTTTAATACATCTTCTGATGTAGCATTAGGATTATTTAAAACATTTTTTAATGTTCTATCTGCTTTTTTAATTTGACTAATCGGTGTAAATATATTACGACCTATACCTGCACTCATATCATAATCTTGTCTTCTAAAACCAAAAAATGCAGGAACATCTATGTCACCTTCAGATATTGTATAAAAGTTATCAGACATCCCAGAATTTTCATAATCTGATCTACGATTAAAATATTTTATATATCCAGGATCAAATAAATCTACGACCTTAGAAAGTGAGTTAGCAAGAAAGTCTTTTTGTGGCATATCAAAATCTTGTTTACCATTATAAATATCACGCATAGTTTCTGTAATCATAGACGGACCTACAATAGGGTATAGTGTTTGCTCTAATGTACCTGTAAAAAGTTTATCTAATTCTACATCAGATTTAGGAGATCCATCTAAAAACCTTTGATGCGCATATTTAGCACCTACTTTAATAATATTATATGGATCATATGCTCCTAAATAAAAAGTAGGAGAAACTATATGCCCTGTTTTTTCATCCTTTTCAATAGGACCTAAATAAACTTTATTTTGATTAACATAATAAGGTGCGCCAAGTAATGTCATAGCCTTATCCTGTTCATCGGTAATACCAAACATACTTGCAGTTGTATTATGTAATACATCACCGAACGAACCAGCGACTGTCATACCTGCAAGTCTGGTTGCAGCAGCTTGACGTAAAGCACCAGCATTAAAGTTTTCAGTACTAGATTTAAATCCTGCATCATAAGCATCTTTTAATGTATACTTTACTAGGTTCTTACTTGTACGTATCATTTCTGCAGGAAAAGCAACAAAGTCACCGATAGGAGAATAACCAGTCATTTTAAATGCTTTAGGCACAAGCCGATAGTTAGGCATAAGATCTCTTGTTCTTTGTGCTGCCATTTCTTTAATAGCATTATCGTCTAAAGTTGGATATACCTTTTTAAGATAATCTTTTGTTCTTTCAAAATGTATAATTTTAAAGAAGTCATCTTCTGCCTGATAAACATCAGCTATTTTTTTACCTGCTTTTTTAGCACGATTAAATTGAGTTACTTTAGAAAGATAACCATCTGCATCTTTAAATGCTTCATTAAGATTTCTTCTTACAATACCAAGACCTACACCAGAATTTGTAATTCCAAGTGATACATACTCAGCAAGTTGATCAGCAAGTTCTTTATTATTTTTACCACGCAATTGGTTTGCAGTTGTTTTAACTGCCTTACCTATAGACTGACCAGAAGGAAGCACACCATTTGCAGTTAACATAACAATATTACCTATCATGTTTTTACCATGAGTAGGTACATTCAGTACTGTTTTAGCAAACTGAGATGATCCTTTAAGACCTGCATATCCTTTTAAAGTATTTTTTAACCACAATGGTCTAATGTTATTTAGACTTACATCAAATCCATTTTTAATTGCATCAGCATAAGCCTTATCTGCATAAACACCTTGTAAAGGATTTACTACATCACCTTTTTCTGCACCTTGAAATACCCAGTTTAATTTTTTATCTGCACCTACATCTGAAGATAAGTCAACCATAGTTTTTTGAACTTGAGCAATTGCTTCATCTTGTCTCATTTGTGGGTTTGCTTCACGTAAACGTCTTACTTTATTTTGAAAGTCTATACTTAACTTTCCTGCAATGTCCTGTAAAAAATCATATTGAGCATTCATATTAGCTAACTTAACATAAGTATTTTTAAAGTTTTCTTTAGGATCTTTTACTTCTCCAAGTAAATCACGAATACTTACATCAATATCTTTTCTAGACATTAATGGTTTACTAGAAGAAGCATATCTATTTTTACCTGCAAGGCTTTCCATAAAATTAGAAAATGTATTTGCATCTTCTGTCTTAGTAAGTTTTTCTAAATTTTCTTGAACAATAGGATTAGTTTTGTCTACACCTAACTGACGAGCAATATAGTCAGAAGCGTTGTCTACTACATCATCAGTAATATTATTAATAAGATCATCACCTTCTTGACGTGTTATTTCACCTTTTCTTACACGTTCATTAATTAAACGAACACGCTGTATATTATTTGGACGTGATAATATTTTTTTAGATAATTCTTTTCTATAAGCAGGGCTGTCAAAAAATTGATATGATCTATTAAGATACACACCAAGATTAGAATCAATTGTTGCTTTTAAATTACCTGCACCAATAGGAAGACGAGTGGATAAACTATCTAATTCATCTCTCATTAATTTAACATTATCTGCAACATCAGGAGCAATACCACGAAGAACAGTTAATCTGTCTTCATCTCCTGTTAATGCTTTATTAATTACATCTTCATAAAATTCTTGTGTTTTATATTGTTCTGGTAATGTATCATCAATAGATTTTTGTAAGTCTTGAGCATAACCATCAGCACGAATAACTGACTGCTCATCAATTGTTTCTCTTTTAAGTAATGAACGTAAAAAGTTATCATCTGTTCCCATACGAGAACCTAAATATTGACCAACACGTCTACGTGGTTTTTCTGTAATGTCTGCTAATTTAGATACATAAGGACGAGAAGCACCACCTATTTTTGTAGCAGCACCACGTGTTGTATCACCTATTTGTGTAACAGCAGTACGAACAGAAGATAAAGAACCTTGTTTATAACTACGAGCAAGAGCCTGTGCCATTGAACCTGCAGAATGTACACCTGCACCAAACAAACCTTCAATAGCAAGATTACGAATAAATGCATCAAGATAATCTTTTGCTTCAATATCTTTTGGATTTGCAGCTAATTCTTCCAGACGTTTCATAGCTTCTGGATCTTCAAACACATAAGCCTTTACCATATCAAATGGATTTTCTCTAGGATCTTCTATAAGAGTAGCACCTGCTGCCCATGCTACGCCATACCCACCT